AATATGGTAGTGGGATCAGATCGTGTAACTGAATTTGAGATTCTTCTTAAACGTTATAATGGCACAAAGGGAAAGCATGGATTCTATAACTTTAGAAAAATTAATGTTATCAGTGCAGGCCAGAGAGATCCGGATGCAGAGGGCTCGGAAGGTGCGAGTGCTACAAAGCAGCGTGAGGCGGCGAAATCAAACGACTTCACGGCATTCGCTCAGGGTCTCCCGAAAAAAGTTAGCAATGCAGATGCAAAACGAATATTTAATTCAGTCCGAAAAGGACTTGGGTTAAAAGAACAAAAAGAATTTAAGAATCATTTACAACTAGAACCTGTATCCAAGGTTAGAGAAGCATATGTTTCTGGAAATTTATATAAAAAAGGCGATGATGTTATTATTAAAGAAACATCACAAGTTGGAACTGTATTGCAACTTGGGTCTAATTACGTAATTGTAGAGGCAAATGGTATGAAGTTTAGAAAATGGCTAGATGATATTGAACCATTAGATGAAGATTATTATAAAGGCCTTTCGAAAACAACTGCAGATAAAAGAAAAGCACATTTTAAAAAACACGGCGATAAACCTGACGATCAAAAGAGTGCATATAAACCTGCACCAGGTGATGCAAATGCTAAAACAAAGTTAAGTAAACACACATTGAAATTTCGCAGAATGTATGATGAACAAAACACAGACATGGCAAAAGCAAAAATTGAAAGAGAAAAAAAGGCAGATCAAATCAAGCATGATCGCATGATGGATAGAGCACGAATGAGAGACACACTTAAAAAGAACAAGGAAACAAAATGATTAGGTTTAGTCAATACCTCTCAGAGGAAGAAAAGAAGGGTCTTGCGGCTAAGGCTGAAAAGTCTGGCATGCCAATCGGTATCCTTCGTAAAGTTTATAATCGTGGAATGGCTGCATGGAAAACTGGTCATCGACCAGGAACAACACCACAACAATGGGCTATGGCGCGTGTTAACTCATTTGTAACTAAATCCTCAGGTACTTGGGGAAAAGCAGATAAAGATTTAGCTGCAAAGGTAAGAGGATAAAATGAAAACATTCGATCAAATTAGAGAAGAAGCTAAGTCTATTGATGAGGCATCGGCCACAGCAGGTGATCATGAAGATGCAGCGCATGCACATAGAACTGCTTCAAAACAACCTAAACAAGATTTAAAAGCAGTAAAAGCTCATGAAAAAGCAGCTGAACATCATGATACTGCCGCTAAGCATCTTAGAAACGGTAATGCATATGCTGCTCAAAATGCACATATCAATGCTAAAAATGAAGCTGATAAAGCTAAAGATCATGGTGATGTTCACTCTAAGAGAGCACATGCTGATACACGCGCGATTGGCGAAGGTTTTGTATCAGCTGCGCAGCGCAAAGCCGTATGGGCATCTAAAGCTGACGGTGGTAAAGGTCATCCAGATAATAAAAAAGAAGCTAAGTCTGCAGATGTAAAGCCTGAAAAATATACAGATGCAAATGGCAAAATAAAAATTCGAATGGTTCCAGTTGTCAAAGAACAAGATGAAGTTAATGAATTAGACACCTCTACTTTAGTTTCTTATAGAAAAAAAGCTAATAAGCAAAGATATAGCAATAACATTTCAAAGAGAACTCAGAGAACTGCCGGTGTTGATGCTGCTGATAAAAAGTTGAGAAAACGCAATATCGATAAATTTGGCGATCACTCTCCAAAGGGTGTTGATAAAATGGGTAATCGTAAAGAAGATTATACACCAGCACAAAAAGCTGCAAAAGAAAAAGGTAGAATTGGACCTAAGGGCGAAGTTGGAAAAAGAGAGTATGGTTCTGATAAATCAAAAAGAGGTTTTCATAAAGCTCAACGTGGCGTAAGCGGCAAAGGCGATAATCGTAATACGATGAGTATTTTTGATAGGCAACCTAAGACAGCATTGCAAGGCAATAAACCTAAAGGTAAGTTGCCAGAAGATTCAGATGCGGTTAAAGCATTTCTTGCAAAAGGTGGTAAGATTAAGAAACTTCCACCAGCAAAAGCTCAAGGCTATCACGGTAAAGATGATCCGGGTAAAGGCATGCACGGTATGATGGACAGACCTGATACAAAAGCCATGGGTACTCGCAAAAAAGTCAAGTCTATGGCGGCCGAATCAGTAGATTATCATAATAAAATGGCAAATGCACATGATCATCATGGTAACTCACATGAAAGTGAAGTTACTAATGGTGGCCATGATGATCATGATTATGCCGGCGGTGATCATCATGAAGCATCAGCCGCCCATAAGGCAGCAGCCGCAGCACATAAGAAACATGGCGGAGATTCTTCTCAATATAAATCAGCCGCGGCAAAAGCAAAATCTGCTTCATCTGATGCTAAAGATGCATCTTCAGAACTTAAATTTAAGAAAACAGCTGCTCCTAAACCAATACGTGATATGCATCCAACTTTGAAAAGTGAAGCTGTAAAACCAACAAAAGCTATGCACGTTTTTGATAATGAGAAAGATGCTCGAGCTAAAGCAAAAGATATCGATGGTAAGTACGTAAAAGGTACTGGCAAGAGTGATGGCAAACATGCTGCAATTAAAGAGATCTCTCAAGATACTAAAAAGAGTTACATCAAAAAAGCTGCAGATGATATGAGTAAACAAGCAGACAGAATGGCTAGAGCTCAACGCGGCGATGGTAAAATGGACAAGGCAGTTAATAAATTTGTTAATCGTCGTAAAGGCATTGCACGTGCTGTAGAAGCTAAAGAGACAGATCCGCCATTCGATGATGCTAAAAAAATATCTACAACTCCAACTAAAGATCAGTTCGGAAATGTGATTAAAAATCGTGCTAAGAGTCTAGCTAAAGCTGCAGCTAAAACTGCTGGTGGCGATATGGGTGATAAGCCAAAGAAAGAAAGCCTATGGGATAACATCCGTAAACGTAGAGCTGCTGGTAAACCAAAGTTAAAGCCAGGTGATAAGAACTATCCTAAGACTCTTAAGATTGGTGAAGAAACTGTAAATGAGCTAGATCAATCTACAATGAATAGCTACCATAGTAAGGCTCAAAAAAGCAAAGACAGAGCCACAAACTCTGCAGTTGCAACTATCTTGAGAAAAGGCGATCATTCAAAAGACCTTAAGACAATGTCAAAGCGTGAAAAAGGTATGAAGCTTGCTAAATCAAGAACAATTAGAAAGATGCGCAATGAAGAAAGTCAAGAGTTGGCGGAGCTTTCTCCTGAATTGTTAACACGATATACCAAGAAAGCAATACCTCGACAGTTTAAAGCGCAAGACCGGGCCCGTGATTATGGAGTGCGCGGTACTGCAAAAGGCGATAAGCTACAGCACACAGCTGATAAACGTAAAAAAGGTATTGACAGTGTACGCAAACGGTCAAACCCTAATGACAAGGGTCAATCTAAGACTGGTAGAGCATCAAGACCTCATGGTGGAATGCGCCCAGGTAAGGGAACTTCCTATACACAGAAACCAGCTGGTGGATTTAACAGCAAATATTTGGATCAATAAAATGAAAAAGTTTAAACAATTTGCCGAAGATATGACCTTTAAAGTAGAGATTGAAGGTCTTCCTGCTTTGTTTATGGCGGGCAATTCACCAGGTCAAGTTAAAAATCATCTACGTAAATTGATTAAACAGCCATCAATGATTAAAGGTGTTGAGCGTCAAACGAAACATGATGTTAAAAAAATGTATCGGAAAAAAGCTCAAGGTAAAGAAATTGATGAAGGATTAAATGAACTTTCTCCTGATACAATAAAAAGTTATAAAAAGAAAGCTTCTGATAGCAACTATAAAGCTGCATCTAGGTTTGCTCGTGTTGCAGGATCTCCTACTTCTAGAAAATATAAGAATAAAGAGATGGATCGTCTAGACAATATCGGTCGTAAGCGTAAAGCAGGTCTTGCTATGGCAGATAAAAAAGAAGGTTCATGTGGTGATGTTGATTACGGTTCTGATAAATCTATTAAGATTATGAAGAAGAAAACACCGGGCGAAACAAATGAGAAGCTTACAATTGGAAAAATTCGGAGGGCAGCGTACAAAACCGGCAAAGTGCTAGGAGATGTAAACGCAGTTAAAAGAGGTAAAGTAGCTAAAAGGGTAAAGAATCGAATTGTTGGTAAACTCCTTGGAAAAGCTGTAGGAAAAATGGGATTATTCAAGTAATGGAAAAATTCAAAGCATTCTACGAAAAGAAACTAACAGGCAAAGATTCTAAGGGACATTTTCGTGCAACTGAAAAAGGTGCGGGTATGACTGCAAAGGGAGTTGCAGCTGTTCGTAGAGAAAACCCTGGAAGTAAATTAAAAACTGCTGTAACTGCAAAGCCTAGTACGCTCAAACCAGGTAGTAAAGCTGCAGGAAGACGTAAGTCATTTTGCGCAAGATCTCGTGGTTGGACTGGCGAAAGAGGTAAAGCAGCAAGGCGTAGATGGAATTGTTAAATGCCAACAAAATTAAATGAAGGTACAGAGGTAGCTCTACCACTTCGTAATATTATTAGTATGATTGCCTTTACATCATTGGCAACTTGGGCATACTTTGGTATTGTTGAAAGATTAAACTTAGTCGAAACACAACAGACTATGATGCAATCTGACTTGAGTCAAAATACTGAGTTTCGCATAAAATGGCCAAGAGGTGAGATGGGTAGTTTACCTGCTGACAGCGAACAGTTCATGTTGATTGAACACTTAGCAGGAGAACTTGAAAGTTTAACTGTAGAAATTGAAACAGGTCAAGCACCATTTGACCAACAACAAAAGTTGATGATGGAGTTTTTTGAAAAACGAATTAATTCATTAGAAGAGCAAATTGAGAAAATTAAAGACACGCAATTAGAAATTAAACAAAAGAACGGACATTAAGATGGCAACAGAAATGGTTTGCATTACACTTTTATTATATGTCAATGGCGTAGTTGAATCACACGTTGGACATCATAAAATGGTAGACTGCTTAAAAGCAAAAAAAGTTAATGAGAAAACTTATGATGGCGGAAAGCCATTTAGGTTTACTTGTCAGAAACGACTTGTAGAAGTTGGCAAAGACGATAAAGGTAATAACTATATTATTCGTTTGCTAGACACAGAAGAAAATCCACGAGTTAAATCAAAAAGTATTACTGAGAAGCTCGGAGGATGATATGGTCAAAGAAGCAATCGTACTATTAATGTTCTTTGGCAGTCCTCTTGAATTAAAAGAATATACTGTACGTGATGGTCTAAGTGAATGCCTTGGTGCAAAGCGAACAATCTCTCGCAATGTAAGAACTCCAGGAAAGACAGAATATAAAGGTACTATGAGATTGGCGTGTAAGAAACTTACGGTGAAAGTAGACGAAGATAATCGTGTACTAGAATTTGTAAGTGTTAAAAAGAGTGAATTAAAACCGTTTTAGGAAATTTTTATGGCAGACACTACAGATCAAAGACTAGATAGAATCGAGGAAAAACTCGACAGGTTAGCTGATGCTATGATCGCATTAGCGCGCGCAGAGGAGAAGCTTGCGTCGATGGCAAAAAATCAAGAGAATAATCATCAGAGAGTAAATAAACTTTCTGCAAAATTAGACGATATTGAGAAGAAAGTAGATGATAACCATAGAACGGTTTGCCTTATAAATAAACTAGTATATGCTGCTCTGATTGCAGCTGTCGGAGCGTATGTGGCTCAATTTTTAACTTAGGAGAATACAATGTTCGGTAAGAACCCATTTAGTGAGTACAGGGCCACTCAACAATCGGTCCAAGAAAAATTTCTAATTCCGGAAGAAATTCCAGCAACAGAACGTACTGCGTTTCATGGCGCAGCGGCAGCAGCTCATAAAGCAGGTAAAACATCATTTAGTTTTGCTGGTAAGAAACATCCAGTAACCATGAAGAAAGATACTGCAAATGCTATAGCAGATCAAAAAGAAGGTTACTATAAAGATCTTGAAATTAAAAAACAAGATAAAGAAATGGGCGCCAAGCCAGTTCCTTCAAAGAAAAAGAAAGAAGCAAAAGGCGGTGGCAAAGAAGGTGATGTAGAAATGAATCCAAAAATGGAAAAAGAAAATGTGAAGGAATCGCGCATTCGTTCTGCTTTAAAATCAATTCTTGAAAGAAAAGAAAATCATTCTCCAAATCAAGATAAGGCAGAAAAAATCGGTGACAATATTAAAGGGCAAGGCGCAAAGGATATGATGGCTGCAGCAGATAACGCAGTAAGTCAAGGACCTGAGGCGCATTTGAACGAACCTGAAATCAATAAAGATAATTTTAAAAAGATGACTTCAAACGTACCGGCAAAGAAGATGCGTAAGAATGATAATCCAAAAGGTGATGGAAAAATTGTTCCAGGTGGAACTCAATTTAAAGATCCTGCTGCAATGAAAGCCGAGTCATATGACAAAATGTCTGATTTGAAAGCAGCATATGCTTCAATGTATGCCGAAAAAGTCGAAGAAGATATTGAAGAAAGCTATACACATGAAGTTGATTACGCCGAAGAAGGTCCTCATACCGCAAAAAAGTTTGTAGCCCACGCTAAGAAAGCTGGTATCAAAGCAAAGATCCATACAATGGATGGACCTGGTGGTGGTCATCCTGTCGTACATCTTGGTCATAAAGACGACAGTCATGTACATAAATTTTTGAAAAAACATTATGATCCCGACATGGAAAAGGGCGATCTACAACATCATAAGCTCGGAGAAGGAAAGCAGCTCGATGAATTGAGCCCAGAAAAGTTACATAAAGCGGCAGATCAGCAAAGCAAGAGAACTACTCGTATTGGCGCACTCGCTTCAAAAATGGCCGCAGCTGGTCGCAATTCCGATAAAGCCGATAAAATGTATGATAAATCAAAAGCAAGACAAGATCGCCTAAGAAAAGGTGCTAACGCAGCAGGCGATCGTGACGCAGAAAAAGCATATCAAGCTAGTAAAAGGAAATAATAATTATGACAATTAAAGGTCCAAAAGATGCAGTGCCAACTTTACGTGGTTGGGAACATCCTAGAACAGGTGAATTATTAAAATCACAACGTATTAGTCAAAGCGACATCGATGCGTGGCATGGTGTTACTGAGCAAGTTAAACCTGCTCCAACACAAATGCTAAATGAAGCGCCGCCTTCAAATAAATCATTTGATGATATGACTAAACTTGAACTTGAATCTACGGGTCGACAGCATGGAATTGAATTAGATCGTCGTAAATCAAAAAGCGATTTAATTGAAGAACTTGAAGAAGCTATTGACGAAGATTAGTAATATATAATCTTTGTAATGGAAAATTTAACTGATAGCACGCTGTTGCTTTATGCAGCAAAACATTATTATAATCCTCAGTTTACAGATGAGGAAGAATTTTTTGAAGATCTCAAAAGATTTAAATATGTGAAAAGACTTGTAAACAGGTATATAGAGACCGATGACTTTCCTCATCGGCTTCTCTTAAATCATCTAATAGTCATATTTAATGTGTTCGGTATTGAAGCTTCACTTGCTATATTAGAGTTAAGATTAGAAGATAAACATTGGCCGGTAATAAAACCAATATTGATTTACCTCAGCTATATTCGTAATGATCAATATACGGGTATACCTATGGATCCATATGTAGTAGAGTTTTTAAGGAATATATAATGGGAATATTAAAAAGAGCGGCTGACGTAGCTTATACCTTTAGATTTATACGAATGCTCGTATTAGATTGGAAGGAATGGGATGCCTATAAACTTGGAATTATTAATGACGAGGGTAAACGAAACAAGAGCGAAAAAGTGGACACTCCTGAAAAAAAATCGGCTTATACGCCGTTTATTAGATTGTGTGCAAACATCAAAAGGTTGGTGGCAAATGTTCCCGGTGGCGGTAGCAAGCTTGGTTCTTTTGCATCTGCTCTGTATCTTATTAAAGAAAATTATGGCTTAGATGATAATCAGTTAAATTCTATTAATAAAAAATTAGGTATTGATCGACTTGATATAGTATTAGAAGGAAATGAATGGTTTATTATTGAAGAAAACCAAATTAGCCCTGGTGTTTATAGAATTAAAGAACCTAAACTACTTGCAAAAAGTTGCGAGGAAATGGTATGGGCTAAAGACCAAATAAGAATTAGTGAGGAGTGTTCTCCAATCGGTGATGTGTTTGGAATTCCTATCTATGAAGCAACGCATATAAAAACAAATCAAAAAATATTCATAACTGTTAATGAAATCTATAAATAGTTAAAAGTACTAGTGTAATTGGAGAATTAATCTAATGAGTAAGATTAGAAACATTGCTAAAATGTTGGGAGTAACTGAAACAAGTAATCCTAATCAAGTTTCTCTAACTACTAAAGATTCTGCAATTCCCCATACCTTAACAGTTGATCCTGAAGTATTTACTATTAATGTAGAAGCTCCAGACTCTGGATCTAGTGCAATGTGGAAATGGCATTGGGACGCTGGAACTGTCGCTTATGCTAGACTAGGAGTTTCAGGTATAACTCAGAGTAATGTGCCTTTATATAAAGCAGGTTCTTATACTATTAATAACTTTGCAGCACATGACATATATGGTAATATGTCTCAAACTCATAAAATATATTTAAAAAATATTGAAGGCGCTGGTGTACAAAACCTTTCTACATGGGCAACATCAACTCTTAATATTGCAAATCAAACCCATCCAGACATTAATGGTGGC